GCTGATATTGCGGCATATCCAGTCTGCGCACTTGTAAAAGTTAATGATAGTGAGTTTGCTGTTAAGAAAGATATAGTTGGATAATCGTATCTACCTACAAAACTATTGCCAGTACTATCTACAGGTTCGACATTAAGATATTGATTATTTAAATTATGATTTACAGTCCAAGTAGTACTTGGGGAACTCTGGGTATGTAGATATACTGATCCTAATCCAGTAGCACCTGTTAAACCAGTAGCACCAGTCGCACCTACACCGTCTATTCCAGGAACTGTTGTATCATACCATAAAACATCAGTCATAGGAGGTGCAGTAGGTCCTTCAACTATGCCCGGTAAGCCAGTAGAACCTGTGGCACCCATGACGTTCTGCAATTCAACAGCAGAGATTACTGGGCCTGCGCTCTCACCGAACACCCAACCTACACCATTGTTGTCTACTATTTTGACTGAGTATGTATGTGTGCCGGCTGCCGGTTCATCAATAATTTCTAATGCATAAGGTACATTTTCTTGCGTGTCGCTAGACTCACATTGTACATTAGCGCCGACTGGTGTGCCATCTCTAAAAATATTTAAGATAACAAACGCGCCTGTTGATAATGGGTTAGCATCACCTGTCGCAATGATTTGTACTGGGCCACCACTTGTAGATATCGTTGTGCTTACAATTGTAAATGGTTTTGGCTCACCGCTATAGACAACTATATTACCTAATGTCTGTGAATAATTTACAGATGCTAGTATTGGTGCAGGACCAGTAGCACCTTGCGGGCCAGTTGCACCGGTAGAACCTCGTAGACCAGTAGCACCATTAGTGCCTGGGGCACCAGTAGCACCTGTTAAACCAGTAGCACCGACAGGACCAGTTGCTCCTGTAGTACCGCCACCACCACCTCCAGTACCCCAATATAATGCACCATTCCCATAAGTAGTTAATACATTACCGGCGGCACCGCCGGTGATAGTTAAGTTTGCGATAGAGCCTAAGTTAGCACTTTGATTTACATTTAATGTATTTGCACTTACTGTATTTCCTTCAATCTCACCTAAAGGAACAAAGACATCATCTGATGTAATACTACCATTAACAATGAATGACGTATCTGTTACAGTTACAACGTTAGGAGTACTGTTAACAGAAATAGTCACATTACCTGCAGGTTGAATGACTACATTTGAGTCGCCGTTGTTGATAGAACTTACATTTGCTTGAACGTTAGTTAATCCGCCTGCATCACCTTCAAAATAAACACCTTTTACTGTGCCTGTAACATTTAGAACATTATTGGCTGCATCAAATGTGAAATTAGGAGATGCCGCAAAATTATCATTTAAATTATATTGTACTTCATAATTTGAACCAGCCGCTTGTTGTAAGTCCCAAGGTTGACCGTTAGCATAGAGCAAGTTATCTGTTCTTAGATTACCTACATTAGCGGTGTTATTTACAGTTAAATTACTAGATACAACAACTGTTGTTAAAAAAGAAGTTCCTGTCGCGCTTAAATCATATGTATAAACAGTACCGGTTATATTTACATTAGATGCATTAACATTACTTGATACATTTACAAAATTTGCTGTGGCTAGATTACCAAGATTAGCATTTAATGAATTGATATTGCCGCTAAAGTTACCAACTACAGCATTGACGTTATTTGTTATGTTGACGTTACCGGTAACATTTACATTACCTGCTATATTAGCAAGATTACCTATTAGGATGTTACCTGTTATAGTTCCATTGGCTCTGATATCTCCTAGACCCATGCTTGTGTTAGGTACTGCACCTATCATCACATTAGGAGCATTATTAGGATTACCGACAACTAAACTGTTAGAGATATATGAATTATCTCTTAGATCGATATACAATGTCTGAATAGCATTGTTAACTGTAGTAGCATATCCTAAACTATTCGGGCTTAAACCCACTTCTAAACTAGTTGTCTGTAAATTTAGTCTTGAGAAATCTGCTGAAATTAATACGTTACCGGTAGGATTGTTTACTGATATACCGGGCTGTTTGGTGCGGTTGATCGATAAGACCCCGCTGGAATTTGTTAATGCGTAAAGATCGGTAAAATTTTCCTGGGTCTTTTGAAACGCCGCCCTAATTGCATCGGCATCTGGATCATCAGGAAAGGTACCGAAATCAATGTTTTGTTGTGCCATGAACTAACTCGCCTTTATAATGTATTTATCGTTTCGGGACAAACGCGCCGACCAAAAAAATACCCGGGCATTGCCGGGTATTTTTAAAGCATTAAATTGCTTTATTACTGACCTAAGCCTGCTAGTCTTTTCCACTCTGCTACATCTTCATCACCTGTGCGATCCTTATCACCTGCTAATACAGGGATAGTCTGCTGTCCAGTTGACTTAGGCTTGTTGAGTCCACCTGAGATGACCTTAGTCATAAACTCAATGTCGCGCTCAAATGTCTGTTGTGTGCCATCTTTACCAGCATCATTAGCCCACTCATCTAGCTTCTTGTCTTTCTTGTCATCGTATTCGATGTCTTTCTTTACTTCTTTGCCGGCTTTTTCTGCTTTGTCATCATCCTTACCTTTATGACCTTCATCATATTCGATATCCTTAGCGACTTTCTTAGCAGCCTTTTCTGCCTTGTCATCTTTCTCGGCAGTTGATTCTTCAGATAACAATGCTAATTTTTTGTATAGATTCAAGAAACTTGATTCTTTCATGGCTGCTTCTTGCTCCTCATCTGCGTCTGCCGCGGCTACTGCGCCGTTTGCTAATGGATTGCTTTCCATGCCGTCTTCATTTGTAGCACCACCTTTTGATGTACCACTGGCTGCTAAGGCTGAGTCAATCTGAGCGCCGGCCTCTTGACTCTGCTCGTAACCTTCGCCGTCATCTTCTGCTACTTGATATTCCATCTGGTCTTCTGATTGTACTTCATCGACCATTTCTTTACCTTCGCCACACTTATGACCTGCTTCCATCATGCCACCGCACTCGTTACAAGTTTCTTCATTTGAATGATCATGACCTTCTTCATCTTTATTATCTTCTCCGCCTGACATGACTTTCATTAAGTCCATCATACCTGCTTTGTCATCATAACCACCAAACTTAGGTGCACCATAATCGCTAGAAATTGCTATTGCTGGTTCTGCAGGACTATCTAGTGGCTTGTCTGCGCCTAATCCACCTAGACCAACTTGTTTGATGAATGCTAACAACTTACTAGCATCATCGCCTGTTGCTGAAACGCTAACTGAATCATCTCCCATGCCATCGTTTAAACCTTGTGACATGTTTACGCTCAAGCCTTCTGCTACGGCTTCTTCACCTTCAGTTAGTAATTCATTCAATTGCTTCTCTAATGATTCAAATGCAAATGAATCCATTTCTAATACATCTTTATCGTGCATAGTCTGACCAAATGCTTTGAATGTGTCACCAGGTGTCTTCATGGCTTGTTGCTTCATGTAAGCAGTCTTGTCCATCTCGCCTAGTGCGCCTTCTTCAGCACCATAACTTGCCATATTGTCAACGACATCTTGTCCTGATTCAACTTCGCTAACTACTAGTCCGCGATTTGGCATCAAGCCATAGCATTCATCGATGCCTTCTTTGAAACCTTCGTGATAACGACGGTGTTCATCACTTCCCTCGTTGTAGCGGCAAGCATAACTATGCTTGCTCAAACCGTGTGATTTGCCTTCGTGATAGGCTGCTTCTAATGTGTTCATAGCTTCATTTACCTGTTTAGATTCTAATACATCAGGATTGCGACCAGCGCCTAATCCAGCGCCTCTCGTGTCCTGATCTTTTGTCGAGGCTATATCGCCTTCATGCATCTTTTTCAATGTCTGTGCTAATCTAGCACGTTGACCTAACTTGCCACCCTTCTCGGCTGCGGCGGCTAACTTACCTGCGGGTATTGGCTCATCTGCAGGTACGCCTAATTGTTTCTTTAATGCGCCTGGCTTCTTGATCGCCTTTTGAATCCACTTGTCAGCCTCTAACATTGCTGATTCTGGATTATCTTCGGCTGCTTCATTCTTGCCATGCTTCTTGTTATACATGCTCCAAGCGATAGCGTATGCTCTGCCTTCTTCGCCTGGGAATTTTTTCTTCAATGATAAAACAACATCTTCCATTCCTGGAGGTGCCTTTTCCATCATTGGCTCTTCTTCTTTTAATTGATCGCCCGCTAATGACATTTCACCTTTGCCTATTGCTGACTTAATAGTAGCGGCAAGTGCAGGATTGCTAACAGTGCCTAAAGTCTTTGTGCCTTGTTTGATGACTTGTGTTGATTGTTTTGCAGGCTCCATAGTGATCTGCTCTGCTTCTGATAATAATTTTTCAGTTTCAACTTTCTCAAACCAATCTTTTAAAGATTTCTTTTTATCTTTAGCGGCTAATGCGGCTTTCTTGGCGCGCTCTGCGGCTGCTTCTTTATCGTGTGGCTTATCAGATGGCTTAACGTCTTTATCGTAAGCATCTTCTTCGTTAACCATCTCTAAGAATTTTCTAAAGTCCATGTGTTATCCCCTTATGCCAATGCGCCAGTCTTAGGCTTTGCTGGACGCTTGATGTCACTCATAGGGCTCTTATCACCCATTGACTTATCATCTAGATATGGCTTGAATGGATCAAATGCGTCCGGTGTTTCTTTAGCGGCATATGGCATCATTATCTTGCTATCTTTAGATTGCTCTTTGATACTGTTAAGATATGAATCACCGTAGTCTTTGCTTGCTTGATCTGCACCGCTTATCTTATCGAAATCTTTTGCATTAGGTGTCATTTGGTTAGCATACTCTTCTTGCTCACGATTGATGCTATCATCGTACTTGCTATCGACCAAACGAACATAATTTAAGTTATAACCTAGCAACTGTGCTAATTGCTGAACCATTGGTTCTGTGCATGGATAACGAAATTTGCACTTTAGCAAAGTAACAGGTTCATTTTTAATGCCCGGGAAACCATAGACATCTTTTTGTATTGGTAATGTTTTAGGTGTTATCGGTGTTGCTGGATCAAATTTATTAAGATTGAAAATGAATAAGTCAAGGAAATTCTTATCGACTTCCCCTGCGATTTTAATGGTTACTTCGTACAAATGTACGCTTTCTGCTATGTAATGTTTAAGGCTTTTCATATCTATAGTTCCCGTATCTAATATTTATCATTTATTCATGTTTTTGTCAAGGAGAGCCTTGAGTATCTCATTACGGTCTAATGATTTACCCTGCCCTACAGGAGTAGCATCTATCTCTTTATCCTTGCTATTTTGCTTCTGATCCAATGCCGCTTTCTTTAACTGTAACTCAATCATCTTGAGTTTCTTGCTTACTTTAGCGGTCTTTGCTGTTATAGCATGACCTAGCATAGTACCAGCAACCCCAAATATCTCGCTACTAAAGCGGCTATCTACTTGCATACCTAAGTCCATCAAGTCTTTATAACTGTTCTGTGCTAGGTTTGCTAATTCATCCATCTCAACGTCAGCAGTCTCAAGACCCCTAACTTGGGGCAATGCGTTTTCGATCTTTTCTAGGTTATTCAATGCTTCCTGAGTGATCTCTTTAGTCTCAGGCGGCAATTCTAACTCAGTTTCCTCTTCTTTACTAGAGAGGTTAAATAGTTCTTCTAATTTCTTAGTCATCGACTATTTATTTGCGTTTGCCCTTGTAAAACAAATCGTCTTCAGTTATCACTCTAAAGGTACAACCTATCCTCTTGGAATAAGCCATAGCAGCCGCCCATTTAGCATGATTCAATGCTACTACTGCTCTTTCTTTAGCACTAGCCACACGGCTTTCGATAAGGCTTTGTTTCTTGGGTTTTATCTCAACTATCTCGGCTTTCTGATTACCATTCTTGTCTTGGTACACAACGAAAAAATCCGGTATGTATACAGTTTGTTTACCCGTCAATGGATTTCTATATGGTATCTGTATCGCTTCGCTAGCCCATTGAATTACCCCGTCATGATTATCGCAGAACATCATAAAAGTGAGTTCCCAACCACTACGATATTTAGGCTCGCCTTTGCCCACATACTTGTTTTTGTTTTTTACCTGATATCTACCTTGTGCAAAATTGGCCATATCATAGTACTACGTTTCTCGCTACAGGCTGTATAGGTCTAGGTATTACTGCCACTCCATATAAACTTACTTTACTTTTAAAACTATTCATATAGTAAGCCATAGTTTGATTGAGTTCTACAGTATTGTTTAAGCCTTTTATTTCCTGTAACAATTCTAAGGCATCAATATCTGCCTCTTGTGCTATTCTAAAAAGAAAAGCAGTAAAATTATCTGCGGTCTTCTGATCAGAACACACGCCTATGAAATAACTATGCACTACATCATATTGATTTGTAGGTACAGATAAATTAACATTATAAAAATCATCAAAGATTTTTATTGTTCTATCGATTGATTCTTGTTGAGTGTATATTAAAGGCATAATTTATTTTCTTACCTGTGTACCTGCTGTAGGTATATTCGTTACTGCGTTAGGTGTAGATGGATTGCTAATAGTAGGAGCACCTGCTGTACCAATAAAATAAGGTGTGACTGATCTATCAGGTACATCAAACAATATATTTCTATTAGTACTGATTGGACTACCGAAGCCACCTCTAGATGGTGCTAACATACCTTTGATCTCTTGTTTGAAATTTGCTTTTAGATTTGAATTTTTTGCAGTATTGTATGCAGTACCGGCATCTCTGATTGCCTTCAAATAATTTCCATCTGTTAAATCTTTTATGATACCACCACCTGCATCTAATAAACCACCTGGACCTAATATGTTACCATTACTACCGGGTCTTGCTATAGGACTCTCAGTTCTATCATAAGTTGCTTGATCACCGAAACCAGTCACGATGTCATTAGGCTTGCGACCGTCTATTGCACCTTCATTATACACAACGGTTTCATAATCTAACGTCATATTATTTTTCATGACACCACTACCTTCTTCGTAGTTGTATGTGTCGTGACCAAAATTTGTTATGATAGGATTAATGAGTGTGTATGCTGTAAAGTTATGCTGATTGAAACCAAATATAGTTACATTTTTAAAGAAAGGTACTTTCTTACCATTTCTAGGATTTGATGTCTCACCTATATAACCCCAGTTATCATTACCTTGAATGCTATCGCTATAAATGTTGTTAACATCATAGTCGGCATTAGTTGTGCCGGGTGTGTTGCTAGTTCCGGTGCTAGGAGGGGTCGCGCCTCGTTTGCCTAAATATACTGTAGGCTTAGTTGCATCAGCATAATAATAAGTGTAGTAAGCATACCAAAGTTTATTGACTGTATTGCCGTTATCGTCATGAAAATTAATTTGTATGGGATCGTATTTTATTTTTGTCTGTACAATTCGTTTGCGATTATATTGATTTAATTGAACTGTTTGAAAATTATAACTAGGTAGTTTGATATCTTTGACTAATAAACCATAATTAGTATTCACGCCTGTAGGAAATGCTTCAGGGTTAACGTTGAAGTAAGTGTGGAATACAAATTTATATTTAGGAGCATTCTGATAAGAATTGCTCCTAAATGTTTTGCTTGCGTGTGTGTAATCTCTAAGGTAATCGTTACCAAAGAAACCGGCCGCAGTATCCTGTAATAAGTTCTGAAAAAATCCTGACATGTACAGGATCTCCTAACTATTAAGTTGTTGCGCCGATACCAGTCGTGCTGTCGCCTGATAGTATTCTGCCAATGCTCTGACCAACGCCTGATGTCAATGGTGACTGTACTGCGTTATCATAAGCGATAGCAAGTGCGATTGTTACTGCTTCTGATGTACCATAGTTCAATGCGTTATAGTTTGCTGATTTTAAGAAGCAACCATATAATTCCCATGTCTCAAGTACGATCGGAGCACTAGTACCATTACCACCATCTAATATTTCGATGTTAGTCTGGAACTTGTAATCTTGACCAGTCGCCGCTGAAGCCTGTTCTACGAAATCTAACTGCTTCTGTAACTGCTGACCAACTGCTCTTGAAACTGACCCTGAAGCATCATCACGAACGTTGACGTTGATATCAGCCCATGTGTGCTTACCAGCAAGTTTGATAGTTGAGTTATAAACTTGCAATGGGATTTCAGCGAAACTTAAGTTAGGACGTGCGCAGTCTATAACTTGCTTTGTAAGGCTTAGACCACCTGCGGCATCAACACCAAAGTTTAGGAAGTTGACACGGAAGCGGAATTGTAGTTTTGGCATTAACAGGCCCTGATTGCCACCGGCATTATCAGATGCTACTGTCATGTTGAACAATGATTGTGAGGCTGTTGCCATTTGTAAATTCTCCTACTGTATAGTATTTATCATGTTTGAGAGCCCCTCGCCGAGGCTCTCATTATTTCTCATTACGCTCCTGACAACTCACCTGTGTTCAAGATACGAACTGGGATATAGATGAATTCAGCAGCCTTGACAGGCTCAACTGCAACATCGATCCACAATTCGTTGCGATCTATTCTAGCAGGAGTGTTGTTACTCTCATCACAGACTACCAAGTAGTCATAGATGCCTCTCTTAGAAACAAGATCGACCATCAATGATTGAACAACACCTGCGATCTGCTGGCGTGTCAATGCATCGTTAGGTTCGAACACGAATGGTCTTGCGGCAATCGTCAATTGACGACGGATATAAGCAACAAGTCTTGCAACGTTTGTTCTATCCAATGCGCTCTGACTATTGAATGATGTCTTGTTACCATAGTTCAACAAGCCGTTACCAGTGAAGAACACTAGTGGGTTGATGAAGTTGATGTATAGAACATCACGTATACCGATACGTGTCTTGATGACTTGGAATTCACCAGTTACACGATTCAAATAACCGATGTTCAATGCGTTGTCGATGATACCACGGCGAGTACCTGCTGCCGCTAACCAAGGATAAGCGACTGTATCGTTACGCAAGAATGTACGCAACATCATGTGTGATGCTGGAACTGCTACTTCGTTACCACTCAAGTCTAGTGCGATACCACTTGGGTAGAACAAGCCAAGATAAGTGTTGCGTGTTACGCAGCCATCTTCGCCTGTGCTTGTAGCGCCTGCGGCATTAGTTGCCCATGCTTGAATTGCTGTTGCATCTTCTGGTAGACCCATTGGGGTGTCACCTAAGATGTAACCTGTCTCACCACGGTCAGCATTCAATACGACCATGTTTGGCTGACACTCTGGATAATTAGGTGTTGCCATCAAGTTGAAGAAGTTATCTTCATCACGTATTGACAAGTTAGTATCAATTACTGAACGTAATGATGCTACTACCATTGCTCTCTGAGCCTTGCGACCCATGTAAGGAGCACCGTTTGATTGTAAGCCGCTTGCGCTTACCCATGTGCTACGTATAGTTGGTATTGTCTCATCAGGGAAACTCAATGAATTGAAGTAATTGTTTCTCCACTGCTTGACGTTATAACCACTTCTACGTGTATTGAATAACAACATACCCACTGGGTAGTTGCTTGCACTTGGCGCATCTAAGTCGAGATTGTTGCTTACTAACAATGACTTGATTGTCGGGATAGGATCATTTGCAGGATTGATTGCATTTTGATTGCTTGACCAACGTGCGTCTGCAAACACTATGCCATTCGATGCTGTCTGATCAGTCTTATCAATCAACACCCATTGATCTTCACCGTCAACCATTTGCCAACGGCTGATAGTTGGATAATTTTCTAGATCAGCGGTGCTTACCCATAGATCACCGTATGCAAGTGCTGTACCATCACTTTGAGTTGTTGGTATGCTTGCGCTTATGATAGGACCATTTGGATCAGTTGCGTTAGAGCCACTTGGTAGTGGGAAGCCGTTGCTGTTGAAGTTGACATTACGATAACCCTTCCAACCTGCTGTTGTGTTTACCATGATGTCGCATTCGTCAGTCACGCTATAGAACCAGTTTGTACCGTTCGCTGGTAGTTCTGTTGGAGCACCTTCGTTTGCTGTGTATTCAAACTCTACGAAATTACTTAATAGAAGATCCAAGTTGAATACTGGTACTTGACTAATATCAGCGATTGCAAGATGTGTTGCACCACCGCTACCATTAATAGCACCTACTACGAATACGCAATCATTTGCTCCGTTTGTACCACCTAATACTGAACCCTGAATAGTGATAGTATCACCCACTGCATATCCAGTACCAGTTGCGGCGATGCTTAACAATTGATAACCATTACCGCTCGCTCTGATTGACATCTGGCATCCTACACCTGCACCTGAAGTACTGCTTTGTGGAACACCTGAGAAGCCAGTTGATATTACGTTGCCGTATCTGCAACCAAGTGTGGCACCTGCTACGAAACCTGCGTCTGCTAATAGACCACTTGATATACCTGTTGTAGCATTGATATCGTTAAGTCTAATAGAACCACCTAGTGTATGTGTCAACTGTATAGAACCATCAGTTGCAAGAGCTGCTTCTGTATAAGGAACTGCTGCCGCTTGGAATGCAGTCACGAAATCAGTAGCATCACTATTATCTGCTAGAGACATAGTGTAAGGACCGCTCCATGTAGAACTATTTGGAGTAGTGACATAAATCGATAGAGTTGTGTTTCCACCTGTCCAGTTCAATGCTGTTTCGGTACCTGTTACTACTGTTGCACCTGTTGCTAGTCTTTTCCATAGATAGATAGGAGCATCTTTATATTCACCATCATAGAAATACTGAGCATAAACAGTTCCGGCTGGGATAGCCTGACCACCTGTTGCATCTAGTTGCGCAATTGCAGTCGGATCATTTTGTGCTAATGATACATTCTTAATGATCCATGCATTTGCAACGCTGTCATATTCTTTTACTGAAGGATTGTAACCATTACCTGAGCTGCCCATCTTCAACCATACTGAACCAGTTGGTCTTGGAGTTGTTTGTCCAACTCCCCATAGTGGCATACCTGATGAAGTTGCAAATGTTACATGAGGCGCATTGTACTGAGCAGCCGGTATACCTAAATCAGTCAATACAGTACCTGTACCGGCTGTTATGGTAATTTTTGTTACATACTCGTCTGAAGCAAATAACTGTAAACGACCAGTATCACCTGATGCTTTCAAGTGCTGCCAACCCAATGCATTGATTGCTGTTGCTACGCCAACAACGTTATTTGAACCTAGACCAGGTACTGTAATAACTGCTGAAGTTGTTGCATCAGGATCGTTATTAACTAATGTTACGGTGAAAGTATTACCTGCAGATAATGCAGGATTGCTATTAGTACCTGTTATTGTTGGAACGCTCATCATCCAATCATCGCTTTCTACAGATACCCAAGCATTATTTGAGTTCTTGTAGAAATATTGTGATGCGGCGCTAGGGTTATAACTTTGCTGTAATGCTATCACAGCATAATCACCTATACTACCTATGTATCCTGCCGGAAGTCCAGCATCTACATTGTCTGCATCTGTGATGACGATTGGTAACTTGTTAGTGAACAACTGAGTAGTTGCGTTCCATTCATAGATACCCCATGCTGTAGTAGTAGTATCTAACCAATATGCGCCGTCTTCTGGCTCACCGGTTGGGCGACCTGTCTGACCTACTAAACTTGCTAAGTCGATGTCTGCTCTCAAGCAGTATACGCGGTTAGTTACACCTAATGCTGAGTATGCGGCTAATAGACCATACTCGTTTAATTCATAACCTTGAATTGGAGTACCGTCTGTAGTCTCATAGAAGAATGGTGTACCATATAATGTTACAAGATCGCGCTGACTTGTTACTTGGAATAACTTGCCTGCATTAGCGGCAGTAGTACCCTGCGCAATGCCTGTACCATTTGGATTCGCTTTGTCTTGTGCAGTTGCAAAGACTACTAGCGGAACTGATGCTGTCGGGGCTGGAAGATACTGACTTTGGTCAACGATTGTAACTTCTACGCCGGGTGATGTAAGTGCCATTTTTTTGTTTCCTATAATGTTATATTTTGAGGGTAACAACCCTAAATGCTTACTATTATTTAGTTGAGTTTATAAAAAACACTGGGTTATCGAACCTTCGAAGGTAAAATCATTAAATAACTATATGGCCATCATAAGACCCATATGTAAAGAGTGTAACAAGAACTACCGTGCTGTGAATTATATAAGAGACGGTGTCACCCATTACCGTAGCATATGTGATGATTGCGGCAAGAAGAAACCTAAGGCTAAATCTAAAAGAACATTATGGGAAAAGGCAGGTTATAAGAAAAAACCTGTATGTGACATATGTGGATTTAGGTCACTATATCCAAGTCAAATGACCGTGTTTCATATAGACGGAGACCTTAGAAATACTAACTTTAGCAATCTAAGGTCTATATGTCTTAATTGCGTCGAGGTCGTCAAACGCAAAGAGGTGACTTGGAAGCGCGGTGATTTACAAGTTGATTATTGATTCAACTTTCTTATGTAGATCATCGATAGTACCATCATTAACGATGTGATGGTCATATTCAAGTCCTACGCTACTATATTCGCTGGCATGCACATTGTAGGACTGAAGTGTTTTCATCGCTTCCTCATACCCAGCAGTATAATACCCTTTAGAAAACGCAATCGCGGCATCATGCCAAGGTGGATTTTCTCCCCTATGTACTCTGATAGTTACCCCGCCCATTCTTTTGATAGACTTCAATTCATTGGGGAATCTGCAATCGCTGATGACGATATCATCTTTTGCTGTTCGTAGTTGATTCTCAATACTAGCGATCCAGATGTCATCATGGAATGCCCTGCGTCCTACTTCAGTGCCCCATTGTTGTAATACCCATCTTGGGGTCAAGTGTTTGATCTCTAATCTTTCTGCCCACCAAGGATCTATGGTATCTCGCCACTCGCGGCTATATTTTGTTGTACCTTCTAATAGATCACGATCCCAATTAAAAATACTTGCTACCGCATCTTTTAATGGGCCAGCGAAACTAGTTCGCTTGAAGCCTTTGAATGTGATCAGATAATCTGCGATTGTATCTTTACCGCTACCTATGAATCCTGCAACTCCAACAATCATATATTGGTCCTTATCTCATGAACTAGTATTATAACACTAGTGTAGAGAAAAGCAAATATGCAGTTTGACCTAATTAGCCCTGAATCCAAGTTAATGGCTGACTGTAATCGACATAACGCTTGAGTTCATCGATCAATCTTTCTTGCTCGGCTTTACCTTCTGATTTCATAGCCCCACCATTCAAACTAGTGCCGCCACTTGGTCCTGCGATACTAGCATACTTTTCACGGGCTTCGCCTATGATTATCTTTACTGTGGCAAGAATGAAATCGGTGATCCATATACCTATACCCGGATCTTGTAATAATTCAGTCTCGGGTCTAGTCATGTCTGCCCAAATCAATACACGCTCACCTGTTCCCTTGAAATCACGGACCACGCGCAATACCTTTGTGACAGGATTGAATGTGTAAGTGACATATCCACCGAACATACGAGCAGCCAATTCTACATAACCTGCATAGAAATCATATGTAGCCATGCCACCTGTGTAGTTATAATTCAACAAATAAGTGTTAAGGATAGCACTTGAGAACGGATCAAATGATGTACTGCTCGGGCCAGTTTCTAGACCTACTGTTCTACGAAAGATAGCACGGACATTGACGAATTCACTAGGTAAAGTATATGTGTCAACATTCTTGATGATAGTCATCAAGGTGTAAGTTTCCTGAGTTGAATTCTGAGCCTTCTGACGATATACTTTGATAGCATAATCGTATGCGGCTTCATAATGCTGTGGATCTAATTCTAGATCGATGATGTCACCACCGAGGCGAAGTCTAATGTTGTTAAACAACGCTTCTTTTAATTCTTCTAAGTTAGCATTAGTAGGTGTTGATAGTGGGTCTGCAGCCATGTTATATTCCGATTAATAGTTGTATTTATCGGAATCTCAACTATAACTAAAAAGGCTGTTGAACACCGGAGCGGTATTTGCCATGTTGATGAAACGCTTCATACCCCGATGGTCGATACGGAATGCGTAACTTGAACCATCCTTGTACTCTAAAAATGCCAATCTATCATCACCCTTGATAGTGTAATCCTTGAGAATATCACCATTACTTATTAGATGAAAAATTCTAAGTTTACTTCTAGCATCTTCATATGAACGCTCAAGTTCCCTGTCAATGTCAGGATCATCACGGAAATGTATGACGACCTGTTCAGATACTTTTCCTGTTTTTGTATCAATAGTGACTCTGAACTGACTTTGTAATTTTTGTCTAAAACTAGTGTCTTTCCATGATGTATTCAGGATATCATCATGTGTCATTGTGCCCACAGTATGAGGAGAATCAGTAGAACTTTTTCTAGTTTTGATTTCTAACTGTAAGTCAGGTAAGTCGATGACACCTGAAGATACTTCAAATCCCTGTCTAATCAATTCTTGTTCAACTGCCCTTCCCATGCTACCATCATTACAATTTTTAGCATAAGGAAAATACAGTTGACTAAGATCAACTTTTAGCGTTTTGACACGTATAGTCACAAATCACCTGCTTTCCGATTCTCACTATGGAATACGTCAAAGTGTCCGCCCGGGTAACGGGCCTGCAACTTCTTGACATTCTCGGCTACTACATCGTTAGGATCAAGATTCAATGCACGACATGCATTTACCCAATACCACATGATATCACCAAGTTCACGCTTCATATGAAACAATGTTTCATGATTAAGTGGCTTGCCCTGAAAGGTAATCTTCTTTACGATCTCTTGGAATTCACCGGTCTCACTACCTAGACCGATAGCGCCACATAGCAATAATGGAACGTTGACATCTGGACCATGCATGTATTCACCATTGGGTCCATATGCTTCATAGTTACCGTCAAGCCTATCTAACTGATTCATGAACGTAGTAAGATCATGACTTTCTTTGCTAGTTACAGCCTGTACGAATTCCATATACTTGTTCAAATCAACTTGGTTACTCATTTGATACTCCTCTAAACATTTCTTTACGACCTTCTTCGCCCAATATATGATCAAAGATTTCTCTGGTCCTTTGCAACATAGCGCAGGCTAGCATCAATTGATCTTGTGGGTTACTTGTGCTTGTGATAGCAGTATCTATCACAGTCATCATAGTTTCCATTCTTTTTTCTAGGGGGTCGAATGAGTTTGTCATTAAAATGCCTTTAATATGATCATGTCTGCATTGAAGCGACCATTGGGTGTGACGCTTACAGCCTTGATGTCCTTGAAGAACTTACGTGCCGCGGGCTTACTACCCATGACCTCTTTGATCTGAGTTTCAGGCTTGCGCAATGTCTTGACTTCACTCTGCTTAGTGCAGAAGCCAAGAACACTATTACCCTTCACAGTAAGACTCTTTGCGTAATCATCGGCAACATAGTGATGCAGTTTACGCTTCTTAGTGTCATAGACCCAAGCCTCAGCACAACCATGCAACTTAGTAGGCGGTACGCTTACCAATTCAAGTTTATCAAGTTTGAACGTCTTGAGATACTTGAGGCTACGAACAATCTTTTCGACGGGTACCGGCTTCTTAGCACGTGGCTTGCGACCAGTCTTCTTGATATTGATATAACTATTGAGTTCAGCGATCACCGATTCGATAGTACTGATGATGTTGCGAATCTGAATCTTACCGAATCGTGCATAGCCTTCGTTCAACTGCTCATCCTCGCCTGCCTGCACTTCATAATATTCTTCTAACTTCTTTTGCCAAGCACTAGTCAGAATATGAATATGTTGTGGTAGAATGTTATATTGTGACAAGGTGCCGATGACGTTGATAGCATTCTCTTTCTTACATCCATCGTTGATATACTCGTCCCATAGACCTTCAAGTTCTCCACCCGCTTCACGTGCCTTATCTTTCATGATCTCCTGCACGTTAGGTCGATTAGTGACTGGCTTCTCAGTAGCCTGTACCACTTCTATGGTTCGAATCATACGATCAATTTCGTCATTGAATCGTGCTGTTTGTTCTTCAGTAGGTTGATATCCGCGCATGATGCATCGCGCAAGATAACCATAACTAGTAATCACCTGATTCTCATTCACCCGACGTACAGATTTGGAGCGTGTCATATCGCCATTAGCATCAAGATACTGTGCGATAAACTCACGGGCATCCTTCTTGTCATAAAAATGACCATACCAAGTCAATGCACTACCCAATGACCATTTAGTGCTGTCCTCGCTAAAGAACGGTTCTGGCCCAAAGTACTTGGTGTCAGGATCCTTAGGATGCAGTTCTTTAATTTCAGTAGATTTAGTGCGGGCCATGTGTCAACTCCAAATGTTTAACGATATTATATATTCTAATACCTTTCTTTATGGGTGTCAAGTCCTATTTAAGCCATTGAATACTAGACTAAATACATGTATGCCCAAATTATCGCTTTATAGCCCAACCAAACAGAACGATTATAAATTCTTCGACAGGACTATTTCGGAGCAATTTACGGTGGGCGGAACGGATCTGTACATACACAAATATATGGGTCCGAATGCGCAGACACCTAGTCCCGATTATACACAACCGCAATACTTAAGCCCCGATCCCACGCAGATACAGGATTTATTATTTTTAGAGAATCGTGACAGGGTATACGATCCAAATATCTATAGATTGCGTGGTCATTATAACGTTCAGAATCTTGATTTCGATCTAAGCCAGTTTGGCTTATTCTTGAATAATGACATTATTTTTATTACCGTTCACTACAACGATATGATCGATATTGTTGGTAGAAAATTAATGGTGGGCGATGTTTTAGAACTACCGCATCTATTAGATTATAACCCATTAAAAGAAACCATACCGGTCGCACTAAAAAGATTTTATTCGATTACAGATACGAACTTCGCAAGTGAAGGTTTCAGTCAAACATGGTATCCACATCTATGGCGAATCAAATGCGAGCCATTAGTAGACAGTCAAGAATTTAGTCAGATATTATCTGAGCCGATTGATAAAGATAATTGGTTAGGTCCATGGGACAAAGATAAAGTATATCCTCCTGGATATGTAATCACATATGGTGATAAGAATTATATCAGTTTAATTGAGGTACCTGCAGGCATCGCGCCACCTAATCCAACATATTGGCAACTTGATCCTAATCAAAATCTCAAAGATATCTTGTCAACATATAACAAGAATATTGAGATCAATAACGCACAACTTGAAGAAGCAAAACGTATTGTACCTAAAGCAGGTTACGACAACAGCAAACTTTATGTCGTACCTACATATGGTGTGTACGAAAGTAACAATACTCCTTCAGGTAAACTAAATCAACCTGCACCACCTATCAATATTATAAGCAGTTCTGCAGGAGCACCAAGCACTACAGGTACTGTAGTGTATATGCGCAATCCTAAATATAAGAATCCAAGCGTTGGTATAAGAATAAGCAAGGATACCATAAAGAGTATATGGGATATGACTGCTGACATGGATATCAAAGATAAGTTTGATAAGTTCGTGCAGGCAAGTTTAGAAGTGACTGAGACTAGACCTTATGTATTACCAGAAGGCTCAGGATCCAGAGCGTTAGAAGGAAACAGAGTACTTCAAGTGATGTCTAACGGCCCTGTCACAGGCCCATATGGAACAGCAGATAACACTTATGCTACTGCTGACGCAGATCCTACTCAGCCTGGATTCACCGGTACTATCAGCACACAGATGGACTGGCGTGCAGATTGCGATCCTGCATATCAATATATCAGCCGCGCAAGCCCAAGAAGTTTCGGTTATGAGACTGCATATCTATCAGGCGATGGTCAAGCACCAAACGGTTATCCAAGTGGTGCGGGCATTGCATTCCCACAAAATCCACAAGTGGGCGATTATTTCTTACGCATAGATTATATGCCTCAGATATTATACCGCTGGGACGGAAAACTATGGGTTCGTATAAGCACTAATGTACGAACAGACACAGGATTTACAGCAACCGATCAAGCGCAGAAATCACAATTCATCAACAATGAAGCCGTGATATATAACAATAATCAGCAAGAGTTAATACCATCAGCACAACCGCTGTCAGGTATTTTACAATTGGCTCCAGACAATTTACCGCCCCAACCATAAGAGTAACGCATGGCACAATTTTTTTATGACAATCAGATACGCAGATTCTTATTGCAATTTGCAAAAATCTTTAGCAACTGGTATGTGACTAAAGGCAAAGACCCTAACGGCAATGATATATTAGTTCGTGTGCCTATCATGTATGGAGATCAAAGCAGACAAGTATCTACTGTCATCGCTAATAACAGCGCAAGCAATTTGCCTAGTGCACCATTGATCACATATTGGATCTCGGGATTAGAATACGATCAGCGTAGAATGCAAGAACCTACCTTTATTGATAAGATAAATGTTCGCCAACGTGCATACAATCAGGAAACACAATCATATGAAGAGACACAGGGACAAGCATTTACAATAGAAAGATTAATGCCTGTACCTTATACATTGAGAATACAATTAGATATATGGACTACTAACTATAATCAAAAATTAGAAATAGTAGAACAGTTAGGTACACTATTCAATCCTGCATTGGAAATACAAAGCACTGATAATTTTGTTGACTGGACATCGTTAACGGTTGTATATCAAGATGGTCTTACATTCAGTAGCCGTACTATACCTCAAGGCACAGGTAATCCTATAGATGTATTGACTTGGAAGTTTTATATGCCTATATGGATAAGCACATCAACTAAACTCAAGAAGATGGGCGTCATCAATAAGATCATTGCTAGCATTTACAAAGGCAGCGCATTACAAGATATACAAGATGAAGATTTATTATTAGGCACAAGACAAAAGATAACACCATATGGCTATAAGTTATTATTGATAGGTAATCGATTACAATTATTACCGGCTAATGAAGCATTCTATCCACCTAATACTGATCTGGATGATCCTACACCGCCTAACACTAATCTATACTGGTCTAGTTTGTTAAACGTATATGGTAAATTCAAGCCCGGCATCAGTCAGATATGGTTGCAGAATCCATATATGGAGGATGATATCGTAGGAACTATAGTTCCGGATCCTACTGACGATAGGATATTGATATATGATATCGACCCTGATACATTACCACAAAACACATTGAATCCTGTTGATAGCGTGATAAACCCGCAACTTCAGGGACCTAACGCAGGCTTGCCCGGTCCCATAAACGGACGCAGATATCTCATCGTTGAAGATATAGGTAGTCCAGGAAGTCCCACAGTAAGTTGGGGTAACTTAGTCGCAAAGGCTAACGACATCATAGAATATGATGCCGGAACAAGTTCATGGTTCGTATCATTTGATGCAGAACAATCCACATCTGTACAGTATGTCACCAATCTAACCACAAATATCCAATATCGATATGTAGAGCAAGAAGGTCAATGGATGAAATCGTATGAAGGTTGGTACGATCAGGGCGACTATAGTGTTGTAATTTGATATTGTATTTGCTATAATCAAAGAATGAAAAACACTTCGGCTGGCATATTCTTTTATTGCACTACTACGGATAGATTCTTATATCTTATGCGTAGTGATGCCAATTTTGCTTGGGGTGTGCCTGGTGGGAAGATTGAAGAGAATGAGACCTTGTTAGAAGGTTTACAACGCGAGTGTATGGAAGAAGTTAACTTTTGGCCTATGAATCCAAAACTCATACCTATACAAAAATTCGTGAATAATACTTTCACGTACCATACATTCTTTTGTGCTGTAGATGAAGAATTCGTTCCTTATCTTAATGATGAGCATGTTGGATACGCTTGGATAGGTAATAATCAACACCCTAAGCCAATGCATCCTGGCTTGTTCAGCACGATCAACATCGATATTGTCAAAGAAAAATTAGAAATATTGACAAATAAAAACGGGGCCTAAGCCCCGTTTTTATGGTCATTTGATACGTTATCAAAGATGTCCTATGATTGATTTAAATGCTTCTACGCCGGTAGCGCCTAATACCGCTGCCGCGCCCATCAACATCCACTTGATCTTTTCTAATGAAGCAAACTTCTCTACTAGTTCATCATGAGACTTGTCATTAGCCTCTTGAAATTCTTTTAGAATAAGTTTTGTTTCATCCATATTACGATCAAGACAATCATGCAAGTCCTTGACCTCGACTTTGAGATCATCAATCTTCTCATTCAGATTTCCGAACTGAACTTGTAAGACTGCGATCTCAGTCTCAGCCTGCTCTACACGTTTGACAGCATTAACAGTAGACATGCTCGTTTCCTATTAACCTGCGTTGATAGTAACGATAGGATATGGCTGACCACCATAAGTGTTGGCAGCATAGGCAGTATTGAACGTACCGAATGCTGGTGAACTGTTATTGATGTTTGCAGTTTCATTTGGCAATGCTGTCTCGCCAGATGTTGCTGTAAAGATTTCTACAGTATGATCACTTAGTGATTGTACCAATGTAGTTGCTGTGTTTGCATATGTAGCAATGATTGACATTGTGTTTGGTAACAATGCGGCATTTGCTAGATTTGCTGTATAGCAAGGACCTACTAATCCGCTAGTTGAACCCTTTACAAGATACTTCTGCTTGCCTTTTTGACGAACAATGTAACCTGCTTCGTTCAATGCGAACACGAATGCACCATCATAATCTTCGTTGCTATTTGCAAGTAGATCGAGAGTAGTGTCATCTGTGATTGTATCTACGAAACCTAATAAATTTCCTTCAGCGTCAGTAATGCACTCACCGCCTGATAGTTCAGTAGTGAATAATGTGCCTGTACCAGTTACAGTAGTGCTTGATGTGCTTGCGCTGATTGTACCTGTACCTGCCTGACCGATTGCTACTTGGCAAAGTACTTGATTACCATAGATTGCTGTGTTACCACCAACTACTGAGTAAGTATTTGCGTTTGTTGCTGGGTAGCCTGCGCCACTGAGTGGGTTGTTGAAGTATGCATCAACGACACCTACTGAGGCTGCTACAGTTACAGGACCTTCGTCTGCTAATGTGAATGCAGTATAAGTTGGATTTGCTGATAATTGTGTTGCTGAAACAGTAAATGTGCTGTTAGCACCTGCGTTTACAACTGATAGAATCCAATAAGTAGTACCTGCAACTAAATTACCTACGTTAGTTGCTGGAATGAATGGCATGCCGGCAATGATACCTAGGTTTGTGAAGTTTGCGTTAGTAGTTACTAATCCTGTTGCGGCTGTAGTATCAGTAATTGTGACAACAGCCTGTGCTTTTGCGATTTTAAGTGGACGTCCCATTTGTTTTCTCCTGTTAAGTGCGGGTTCTAGCCGCTACGCAGTGGGTTACTGCATAAACCCTCACCATGAGAGTATATGTTATATTTATCAAAAACTACGATTTTTTTACGCTAGTATTATGATAGAGGTCCGCCGGCTGCTGGAGTTGCTAATACTCCACTTGTGCCGGTGTTGGGATGGGGAGCACCCAATTCAGTGATACTGAATTCATGTGGGCTGCCGCCGCCTATGTCTAAGAATGATACAACATTACCTTGACCCACGATGATACTATTTTGAACAGTGTTTGCAGGGATTATTGTTGAGTTAGCATCTGCTACCGTGTATGCTACACCATATGGATTATAACGTGCAGTCGCGCCTGATATTGCTACTGCGGCGTTAGCAGTCAATGTTAGACTTGTATTGTTAGCAATAGATTGAACAATACCTACAGTAGTACCTGCTGTGTTTCCTATCCAAGCACCGATGTTTAATTCTGATAAGAATGCTGTACCTGATCCAGTAACAGTATTGCTGTTTGTAGCACAAGTTACAGTACCAGTTACCGCAACATTGGGGAAACTGGTAGTATATTGAATTGGTGAAGCCGTAGTCGCAATTCTGACTTTATCAGTTGCTATGTTTGCTGATGCTGTGGCTGAACCACTTGCTGTATATACGTATGATGCCATTGTTTTAATCCTGTCTTGTATTTATCTTAGGGTATATTTTTCCAAGTCAGCCCTGGACCTAAAGTAAAATTACCTGCAGTGTTCCCTGTAGTTACTGGAAGCACAAGGTTATTGTACAACACTCTGCTAGTACCGCCCATCAAACTGTTTACATTTTGCCAATCTGGGGAGTTAGCACCAACCGGGTCGGGTCCTTGATAAAAAGTTGTATCAGATTGTAAGGTCAGTGACTGCATCCAAGTTCTAACATTAGCATATGTCCATGATCTGTTAACTTGCATTTGTGTCGCTATCAATCCGGCTGCTACTGGACAGGCTGCGCTAGTACCACTGAATGATGTATCGTAAAATATAGGTTGTCCATATGCTGAATTTTGTCCTACTTGCACATCTATTACATTTGAATTTTCGTTGAGTGTAAATTCATATACCATGTTAGGGCTACCTTCTACTCCTGAGGTTGCATTAGTACCTTCCCAGCGTATTCTGAAAGTTCTAGTAGGAGCAGACCCGGATACGCCGTAATATATTCTCTGGCATGAAAAATCAAATCCAGCATATGCTTTGCTACCACAAAAAATTACACCAGGACCGGGAGAGTTAACATAACAATTGTTTGTAGTAGATGGTTCCACTCCGGATGAAGTTTGGAATTGTACATAACCGTTAGTTCCTACAAATATCGTGCTTATGTTTACATCTAGATATGTCATAGTGAACGGTAAATTAACAGTCCAGTAACCGTTGTTATTATCTCCGCCAGTTGGTGTAGCAAAAGGACCGGATAGACCTGAAGATCCTAATATACTATTAGGGATAGTTGTGCAAGTGCCGGAGACAGTAACTCCGTCATATGACGTTGTTATTCTGTATCCTGTGTTAGGTATTGAATTGAAAGAAGTAAGTCCGGGTATCTGTGCAAAAGCACTACAGACTGATACCATACCAGTACTATATCCAGAGCCATATGTATCTGCTCTTCTATAAGTTGTGGCATATGAATTATTTGATGTGAGTGTGCGGTTTGCAGGGGCGTAACAATCAGTACTTTCTCCCATTACACTGTAATCAACTTTTTGTTCTTTACCTGTGGAGTGCAAAAATGCATCCAATGCACCGATAGCCAGTACCGGGTATACTATCTCACTACCGCTAGTAAATCTTCCTATCTGCTGTGGAAATCCTCTGCGACTAGTTGTGTTATAGCAATCGACACCGAATGCTTGATGTATCGCAATTGAAAGTGGAGTGTCAGCATTATTAGACCAATAATTATTATAATCAGCGTTAGTATTTTTAACTATTTTTTGATTGCTATTGCCGGCGGCTGCGATAAAGATAACTCCTGAATTTACTAATTC